ATGCGTTCAGGTAACTTGCCTGCACGTTATGAAGCCATCAACGAAACTCCGGTGAACTCATTGAACGGTGCAATTACAGACATTCAAACCACAATCACATTGCGGGACGCCACAGACTATCCACCAGCCAGTGTGACATATCCTGCATATGTGATGATTGACAGTGAAGTCATAAAGTATTCAGGCAAGTCAGGTAACGATCTAACTGGTTGCACACGTGCCGCAACATTCACACAATGGGCCGAAGGCACCAGCCGCAGTTATACCAGTAGTGCAGCCGCAAGTCATGCAGACAATGCTGGTGTGATATTGATTTCAAACACCTGTGTACCGCTAGTAAGCCACTGGGGTAGTGCGGTTATCATGGACGGCAACTTCAATGGTGACGAAGGCTTCTCATTTGCCTATAACAGAAACAATTATGGTCTACCAGCCACAACTGGTTCCAGCCAGGTAGCGTTCTTGATGCGCTTGGCGCCCAGTGTTTCAAACAGTATCATTGGGGATCTAGGCCAACGTGACCTGATCAATCGTGCGCAGTTGACCTTGGAAACACTCACAGTGAATGTGACTGCAGGACGATACTTGGTCACAGGTATTTTAAATCCCAACAACATTGACTCAGCCAACACTACTTGGTCAGGGTTGAACAATGCTGGTGGTGGTTTCCAACCCAGTTTTACACAGTTTGCTGTTGCTCCTCGATACGCAGACGAAACCACAGGTGGTGTACAGGCTGCTCCGTTGAACACAGTGGGCGGTTTTACTCGTTCAGGTACCATGGTCTCTTCAACTCGTATTAGAACTTTTGCCAATTTGACTCCCACCATAGTATCCAGTTCAGGTTCGGGTGCCAACTTGACTGTGCAGTTGCAGGCATCAAGAACAACTTATTCAACCACTACCACAAGTATTAGTGTGCAAAATCCTGGCACAGGCTATGCTGTGGGCGATACCTTGAAGATTCTGGGCAATGCACTAGGTGGATCAAATACAACTAATGATTTGTTTTTGACAGTGGCTGCGGTGGATGCAGATATCACCGGCGGTGAACGATTGTTTGCCATTCCAATTCAAGGAACAGGTATCAACACATTGAACTTGACCAACATCAAGCAGATTGGTCAAAGTTCAATTCCAGGAACAGGCACCTATCCCAATGGACCAGAAGTGCTGGCAGTGGTGATCACTGCACTGAGCACAGTTACAAACCCAGTGGGTGAGATTCAGTTGAGTTTCCAAGAAAGTCAGGCTTAACTGCTCAAAGCAAGATACCGCTCCACAGTGTCTATCTTGCTTTGTACAGCTTCAATGTTCACAGTTGACCACAAGCCAGGGTGCATGGGTCTGGGCCATTGCCCACGATCAATCCAGGCATAGCCCATGTGTTCGTTATTCAGCACAGGCACAAATTCATCAGCCACAACACACACCCAGGTGTTGTACTCAAACTGACCATCAGATGATGTGAATTTTTCTAGTGGAACCAAGCGTTGATACTCAGGCATTGAGCCCAGTTCTTCAATGCACTCGCGTTCCATGGCACCCAGCAGGGTTTCACCTGTTTCTACCTTGCCACCAGGCAGTCCCCATGAGCCAGGGTGGCGTGTGTCATTGCGTAGTAAATATAGATAACGTCCTGTGGCACTGCTGCGAAACCAAACTCCCACGGCCTTCAAAGCACTAGTCTCCAGGTGCCTCCAGGGTACACACCTTGATAACTTTTTACCCAGGCTTCGCCAGTCCAACGATATTGAATACCTGTGGTGATGTTGGTCACATACTGTGTGTTGTTGATTTCTGTGGCTGCACGGAATACCACACGCCAGTAGTTGTTTGAATATTCAACAATGTCATTGGCCTGCGCTATTAAACCGCGACCGTTGGCACCCACCCAGTCTTCAGCTGGTGCAGGATTGTCAGCAGATCCTGTGTCTTCTGTGAGCAAATACCTCACACCTTCCAGTACAGAATCTTGTGGCCTTGGTCCGGATGCTAGTGGATTGATAATGGCATCAATGGGATCTAATGTGTTTTGTGGAGTGGTATCAATGTCAACATCAAATAACAAGAATCGGTCATCGTTAGGATCCAAGGCGACAGTACCTACAATTTCAGTTTCGTCTGGTTGGATCAAACGGATCTGGCTGATGCCAGGGCGCAGTGACCCATACAAGTCAATCACTGCTGGCCACAACAAGTTGCTGTCAGGCACAATCTCAGGAGCAGTGGTGCTGTCATTGCTAGGTTCTTGTGCTAGATATTTTTGTTCTAAACATTGCAATTTGTTACCAATCAAAACTGTAGCCCAGTTGAAAGGTGTGATTACTTGTCTTGTACCCATTAGCAAATCCTCATTGTCAATGGCATTGTTTAAATCGCCTTGAGCATCGTACATTGATGCTATCACACGTTCTACCACACCGAGTTTTTTAATTTTGGCTGGTGAAGAGATCCATATAGGCATGCTGAATGTCAATGTGGCAACATCAATAGGATTGTCTGTGCCAATGGGAATGGTTCTACTGGTCCATGCAGTACGATCCAAGTACATTACACTCAAACTGGTCCAGTCAATGTAGTTGTCGGTGCTTTGAATTTCCAAACTGGGATTAAACAGTGTGAGAATTTGCTCCAACACCTGCAACTTTTGATTGGTATTACTTGTCCAGATGTCCAAGTTGATTGTGAGTTTGAATGGCACAGGCATGAGTCGTTCAATTGTGAACGCATTGCCTTGTGTAGTTTCGTATGTCTCTGTGGAAGGATCATAAGTTTGTTGACGCACATTGATTCTGCTCACAAAGTACGGATCCTGCATGCGGCTTTGTTCGTAGTCCAGGCCAGTGATGTAAAATGTCATTAATGGAGTAGAAGGCAAACTGTTGCGACTGTTTTCTTGTATGATGGTTTGTGCATTGCGAGTGGCATCACCGTATCGCACAGGCACACGTATCAGTGCGGCAGCATTTACTCCGTCGTTTTCATTAGCATACTCCACTTGAAAGCCTGAAAAGATTCTTGTAAACTGCAACAAGAATCTGCGTATTTGATCGTCATAAAAAAATTGCTGAATTTTTAATCTCCTGGTTATGTACCAGGTGGTAAAAACCCACCTTGGTCACCATTGTCAGCACGTGGTCTAAGTATCTCACTGAGACTTTGACGACTTGGAATGTTGCCCAGGTCTTTGGTGCTGACAGTCGCAGTGTTATTTACGAAGCCGCTGCGCAGTGTTTTATTTGTTGGTCCATTGTTGAGATTGGTGCGTACTCTGTCGTCAACTTTGACCCAACGTACACCATCATAACGGAACAAACGATTGGGTTTGTAGTCAAGTCGCAACACATAAGCACCGGTCACTGGATTGGGCGGGAAGTTTACTCCTGGAGTCACTGGTATACCATTGGGTGCTGCGCCACCACCGGTGAGGTATCCTGAAGCATAGCCTTCGCCTGTGGGTGTAGTGCTCATGCCGCCTTGTGTGCCATCCACAGTGAGACTTTCATCAGCAGTCAAACTAGTAGGATTGGCGGGCAATCCTGTAGGTGTTGTGGGCTCAATGTAGAATGTGGTGTTGTCATAACCTGACAACGGTACTTCAGCATCGGCCTGTGCCAAGATAGCATCATTGATTTCGTAGTCTTTTTCGCGTGTGCCTTGAATGTCACTGATAGTAGCAGGATCGTACAGAGCCCAAAAATTGGTGTTTGTAATAGCGGTATCCGCAGGCACATTGCTTTGTGCTTGGTAATAGGTATCACCATAGTTAACAACAGTACCAGTGGGATAGAAATTGCCTGGATCCCAGATGTTTTCTGCTACAAACGGTTTGTTAGTAATCTGATTAAATTCTTGCTGATCCTTCATCGGAGTGCATTTCACACGCCACAAGTGAGGCAACCATGTGACTGAAAATCCTTCACTTGCAAAGTCAGCGTCTTGAATAACATAGTATCTAGGCAAGGCTCGAGGTATGTTTTGATTCAGCGGATGATAGTCTCGCAAGTTGGGAATCTCTATCACATCACCGTTCATGAGTTTGCGACCAAATGCATCAATCATGTCGTTGTAGTGAAACGTCATGAATATAGTGTCGTTGTTCAAGAACAATCCAAATTGGGTCAAGTCAAAGTCCACGTCTTGCGTGTTGTACACACCGCGCATGACATACACATCAGGATCGTATATTCTATCACGGTTTTCCAGCAACAGCAAGTCTTGAATGTTCAGCACATCCACTGTGTCGTATGTGGGTTGTGTGGCATCAAAGTTGCCACTCAATGCTGAATCATTGCCACCTGCTTGTGGTCCCATGTATTTGTGGACATAAATGTCCAAGCCGCCCACAGTGTACATTTCACTAATAGTGCGGTCCAGGAATTGATAGTCTCTGGTGCGATTGGGGCGGAATAGGGATAAGCGTGGCATGTTATATTTATAGTACTTTGGGTTTACCATTGTTGGGGTTGACTAATAAATCCAATTCTGCTATAATTACGTATAAATTCACCAGGAGCCCTTATGAACTCAACACGAGCCGCTGTCAAGCCACTGAACCCCCGCAGTCCTGATACCAAATACACAGGACTGGAGCCCACATGGCGTGTGCAACCCACGGACGATCGCACCAGCCAACTCAGTGCTGCCTTTTCATGGTACAACTATTTTTATGGCAAAAAAGATGCTCGTGAAATGCTGGTGGCTTATTTAGAGCATAACGGACGCAAAGCAGATGTTCGTGCATTGAAAGGCGTGCCTGACTCAGCAGTCAGACTGACCACTGCATGGCTGTGCCGTATGAGCATGGTAGGCTTGGAACTTACAGATACTGAAACAGTCAGGTTAGAAGGCTACATCCAAGAAATATTGACTGCACGTGAGCCCGAAGTAGCAGTGGTAGAAGCAGTGCCTGTGGTGGCCAAGCCCAATATTCAAGACCGCCTACGTGAAAAAGTCAGCGAGTGTGCCGGCGAACTGGACGGTATGTTTGATGAGTTTGTGACAGCAGGTGCCAAAATGTCAGCAGACTACAAACCAATCATGGTGATCCGTGGCCTAAATGTAGCACCACAAATGATTTCGGACATTGCCAACTTGTGGAAGCACAAACTTGCTGAGTTCGAAACTGTGATTGAAGGCAAGGATGCACAGTTGGTTGAGGGCTACGGCAACTTCAGCAAGATACAAATGCGCAACATTGTGAAGTTTTGCGAAGCAGTGATCAATGACTGCGGTGCGTATGTGCAGATCAA